CGTAGAGACAGTAAGTCCTGCCGCTGCACGGGCTGCAGCAACTGTTGCATCACTCACTGTCGTGGTCGAGTTTGTAGATCCCACAAGTCTCGGTTGTGGACCTTCCGATTCGAACAGGTCTCCGGCGCTCTCTTTGACCGTCTTGATCTGCGCCTCGAAACGTTCGGGAATGAAGTTGCCGTCTCTGTCCTTGAGTTCCTCAAGTTTCAAACGGGCCAACACTTCCTTGCTGTACTTGACCTTCGATCCGGTCATCGCCCCTTCGAGCGCGTGATCGAATCTCATGGTAGTTACCTGCTCCTTCGCTTCGGCAGCGGCCTGTTCGGCCTTCGCCTTCCACTCATCGGCAGCCTTTTTAATGCCCTCGACATCCATACCCTTGAAGCTATCGATAGCTTTGTTGGCTTCAGCAAGCTGCTCCGCCATTCGAGCAAGTTCGGCTTTGGTTGTGTCGACGGCCGACTTGTGCTTCTCGATATCCTCACCATGAGCTTTCATGATGGTGTCGATTTGCTCGTCGGTTAGTCCCAGTGTTTTCAAATCCTCGCGTTTCATCCTGTTCTCCTTTTATAACTACATCTACCCTTTTTACGTGGTCGGCTCACTTGACGCTCCAGACTTTCGTTCCGGAGTCACGATACTACTACTATCTCCTCACGAGCTAACTGTCGTGGGAGTCCGGTTTCACGTACAAGCTTTTTCACACGCCCCTGCCAGTTCTGGAGGCTTTGCTCTGCCTCTACGATATCCAATCCGGCCGCTTCACGAGCGCCTATCTGTCGCTTATATAAACGGATCTGGCGTTCCATGCTACGTTGAAGTTGCGTGGCATCGTATAGCGACATCTCCTTACCATCGACGGTGACTGTCTTCTGGCTCATATCTGTTAGCGTCGCCTCGTCGTAGGCGGTCTTACTAATGCCTTCAAAGAAAGGATAATAGCTGTGACGACAGTTGGCACCCATGAGACCTGCCACAGTTCCATAGCCTGTACTCTCACGGAAATCTGGATACTTGGTACTCTTTCCAGAACGACTGTAGATCTTCCCTTGCCAGATTTGGTGTGAGGGACGTGCTCCTGCATGGGCTGAGACCTGAACTAAGTCTTGTCCCATCTCCTCGGCACGAGCCCACTGTAAATCACCTACGAGAAGGTTGGTTCCCGACAAGACCGTCCTACGTACCGCTACATCGACCCTCTCCATACGCCGTGTGTAGGCAATCGTACTGATTCCCTTGGCGGCAACAGTATTGACCGCCTGAGAGATCGCCTCGTTGTAACTAAGGACTCCGTGTGTGACTTGCATGTAAGCCATATCGGCTGCCTCGACAAATGCCTGCTGCCCCGCCAGTGCTGTTGTTCGTACCATGTTAGAGAGTGTGTCCTCTGTGCGGGCGAGATTGATAAGGAAAATGCGTGTCATTGCAGGCGACAAACTTAAGGGCGGAGGTTCGAGTCCTGCCTTACGGTAGATCTCGTCGTCGAAATGGAGGGCCTTTACTCCGGCATTTTCGAAAGCCTTCTTCAGGACTGCACTACTCTTACGTGTGAGGGTCGCAATCTCGTCCAAGGCCGCTTCATATACAGCTCCCGATTCGATCAATCGTTGCATCTGCCAAGCTGCTTGACTGGTCATATCCATCGAGACTAATCGCCGAGCAATATCGTTGATTACGAACTGCATATAGCGTTCGTAAAGCTCGACCACCGGTCCGGGGATTGAATCTAGTTGTGCAGCAGTTAGCATTATTTACCTTTGCGGACCTTAGTTCCGTACTTCTTGTCCCACTTCTTGGCGACCTTCGGTTTGTTGATATGCATCCACGTCCGTTGCTTCTTAGACTTGTAAGGCATTATTACTTCCCTCCCAGTCAAGTTTTGTGGCCGCAAGCTTTTCGGCGGTTGCTTCAGTAATCCACTGCCCAGCTTCGGTCTCCGACAATCCGTAGTTGCGACGTAAATATGCCAATAGCGGCATCGCGCCCATCGCAACCGTTAACCTGTCTTGTGTGAGCTGCATATCGTGATCCGTAATAACTGAATCATCGAACGCATAGCCAACCTCGTAAGTCCCTTGAGGAGCGAGAGAGTACAACGTGGTCCAGACATCCATTGCCCAGAGAAGCTGATCCAAAGCACTCCGGACGCTCTTTTGGACATCTGTAACGGTCGCATATGTACGCTGTTTGCTCGCCTTAATCTCGGTAGCAGTCTTGTCGACCGCTTGAGGGTCGGACAGCGTGCCATAAGCTAGACCGCAGTTGTACTCGAGTCTCTTAAGGATTGCATTCAATCCATTCAGGAGTGATTGCTCACGAAACGAGGGTGTCCACTCATGGAATAAATCCCCATCTCCCAACTGACCGTCAGACTCTAAATTCCTGAACAGCCGCTTCTGGGGGAGTGTAAGCTTCCCCGATAAGGTGTCTCGTCGAAAAGCTAACGGATCGACGAATAGCGCTCTCTGCCCACTTCGGAACTCCCACATTAAATCTGCCCACTGCTTATCAGCGTCCTCGATGAGATCCACCACACGCGAATAACAGGAAATTCCGAGGGGTGAATTCATATCGATATTATTGGCTAGTGGATACCGGAAGTGGGCAAAGAGCAACTTGTCTACATTTGCGACCGTCGCCTCGGGAGTCAATTCAGCCCATTCAGCGATCTCTGTTAGAGGTACTGACTGGCCTAGCACATCCCGAGAGGCCGACTTGAACGCCTCGTTGCGGATTGTACAACCCCCTGCAACGAGACGGTGATATTCAAGTCGGGTATAGTATTTGTCACCCACGCTGTGCTGGTCGACAAAAATACATCCTGTAATGTTACCATCAGCATCGAAGGCCGTCGGAAAATAGCGATCGGCCGAGATGAAGTTCATACTTATTTTATCCTGGTAGGGATACGGCTTAATCACGAGACCGCCGGTTGCACACCCCCATTCGAGCTTGCTCCGAAACTCGGGAAACGTGCGGGCGAATTGCGTAGCGAGAAAATCAGCTCGGGCTGAACCCGAAATTCCGACACGCATTTCGATAGTGGCTAATCGCGCCACCTCACCGGCTATTGCAGCTGCCAGATTGAGACCTCTCGTATCCTTGTCGCGCCACGGTGCTTTATTCTGATAGAGATCGCTCCATAACCGTAACGCGTCAGTCATTTCGTGGCTGAGCGCAACGTCGACCTTTAAAGCCTCTCTTACGGTTCTCGGATCCATGTTTAGCGTTCTCCTAATCCATTCCAATATCTTCTGAATCATACTGGGTCACTGACCCCTTCTCCGCCAGATAAGATTGGTTGCGTATCTGGTGTCGTCGATTGCATGGTTATCGTGATCCGGATAGGCCGAAATGAACTCGCCGTCCTTGTCGCGTTCCAGTTCGTAGGTCGTAAACTCTTCGGCGTGGTAAGGAGCTCTCATGGGATCGATTCGGATCTCGGTCAGAGACTGCAACCACTTGATTGAGTAGTGGACGCTGTCAGGGCCTTTCTCGGCGCCACGAATGCTCGCTCCGTAGCTTCGGAAATCTGCGATCGATTTCGGCTCGGCCGAGTCTGCGATGATCAGGTCAGTGCTTGTGTAGTCCAGGATCTGGGTGTGATCCTCATTCCAGATGGGGGTACGCGGGATGAGGCCCGCATCGCACACGGCGTTCCACGCCTCTTCGTTGCCGAGCTTCGTGCCTCGGAACTCGCCGAATATATACAGGATGTGTCTTGCGGCATCATAATGCATCTTGCCGAAGCTGAAGGGATCGGGGAAATAACCCCAATCCAGGCCGAATAACACTCGATCGAAGTTCTTTATCTCTTCGTCAGTGATCGGAGCGAGAACAACGTTCTCGAAGACCATACCACCAGTACCTGTAGCAATTCCTAGATATTCGTGTTCGTAGGCCGTTGGATTTACCTGCTTGAGGTGTTCGGCTTCATCGATGAAGACTTGACCCAGCCAGTCGTGGGGGACGTCAAGATATGTGCTGTAGTGCTGGAGTTGGTTGGCCTTCGGAATCAGGGCATATTTGTTTGCCCAGTTCTGACTAGAGAGCGGCGGGTTATAGCCTTTGAAAATGAAAGCAAGATCACCACCACGGATTGCCGACTGTTCGATTGAACGGACAGCTTCTGGGCCCCTGAACTGATCGAGCTCCTCAAACCACAACCAGCCAATGTAGCCGAATTCCGGCTTAATTGATTTGATCTTCAGGGGATCGTCGCCGCCTCTGAAGTAGATTGTCTGGCCTGTCTTTGTGTAGACAATCTCAAGGGGGCTGGTTGTACACTTGAATTTAGAGGTGAGGCCTAAAACATCGATTGCCCACCTGAGCTGGGCGAATACGCTATCGCGGAGGGTGTTTGCTGTCTGTCTAACCGCTAAACCGTGCATGTCAGGATTGTTTATAAGGATGTGAATACCCGCGAGGGAGGCAAAGGAAGACTTAGTCGATCCTCGGCCTCCCCGCAAAAGGTATTCCACATGACCAGCGGCACGGATATCGCGGTAAACTGGGAGGAAGGAATCCGCGATTATATCTGCAGGTAAATACGGGAGATCGGATTTGTCCGAAACATCGCCATCGCGTTCGGTAACGGGGTTAGGAACTTTGCCGTAGGCAATCTCGAGGAAGTCGCGACGATAACGAGGATCGGCGATCATGCTGCGCAGCACGTACTCAGCATTAGTTAACGGTACTCCGTTATACATGAGGGGCTGACCGTTTTGGTCTTTAACCTCCTCATTTGCGAGGAGTTGGGCCATTACACGTATCTTGTCAAAGTATAATGGTCGACCTGTCCTATTGATGTTCGGATCACCTTTCGTAAACGGCATCTGCTACCTTACTCGTCTTGCTACTTTGTTATTGCTTGGTGTCGCTCGGCGACCACCTGTCGATCTGTTTTACTCTTGCTTTCCTATCCATTACCCTCAAGGACATGGTTCATGTCGTTTTTGGGAAAAAATATATTTTTGCGCGGGGCTGGGGTGTAACTTCGTAAAAGGGGGGTGGGGGGTTGAGTATGTTGACCATTTTGGGTGGCGTTCGCTCAACCTACCAGCTCGCTGTCTTTACGTAAACAGCTGTCACATCGCAGTTCTCCATTTTGTATCTCTCTTGGCTTAGATATATTATACACCCAATTTGATCAACTTAGGTATCCATAAATACACCCAATCTGATCAACAATCCCAACTTGATCAACTTACTTAATAATCCCAATCTGATCTACTTACTTAACTATCCTAATCTGATCAACTTAGGATCGTTAATTCTTTTACGCCTAAGTCGATCTGTTTAGTATTATTCCTAATTAGATCTACTTAGTAGACTTCTATTCTACCGAAGTTGCGCGACTTAGTATTATTCCAAAGTTGGGCTAATTGGTATCGTTCTAAAGTGGATCTATTTCGCAAGTTGATCTACTTGGGATGAATTTAGGGAAAAAGGAATCATACTCTAAAGTATGATTCCTTAGTTGGGAAAGATTGGTGGAGTTACTTTAACTCTGTGACAACTTCTCTCAACTCATACAATTTCTTAGTTACTTTCTCAAAATACGACTTTGATCCAACAACGATCATAGTTACATGAAAGAGGAAAGAGTTATACGAAGTATCCATTTCCTCGCCAAATACGTCCATAAACGAATCTACAACTCCATCGTCTCCAACAACACCCTTAAGTAGTTTCTCAAATTCCCCAACTTTCGATTCTACACCAACTTCTTCATGAAACGTAACCATAAAATCGACATCCATACTATACTTGCTCATTTTGATCTCCTTTACCTAATTACTAGTTATTTCGATTCGACAGTTTCTTTTAGATCGTATAACTTTGCCACCATTTCGAGGAGGTTTTGGCGACTTTCAGTTTCTAACGAAATGGTGTAAACAAACTGATTTATATCTTCACCAGTTTCCTCACCAAAAGTATCGATCAACATATCAACATCACCCTCGCAACCAACTATGTTTCGTAGTTGTTTCTCGAAATCTCTTACTCGCGAAACTGTATGAATACTTTCGTTGAGTGTGATAGAAAAGCCAATTTCCATAGTTCTTGAAGACATTGTAAACTCCCTAACTGTTATTTGTTTGTATGACGATAATATAATTATAACTGAGATTTCCCTAAAATTACGTTAATGTTTCGTGAGGAGTTTCTCACGAAATCTTAACGTTATTTTAACGTAATTTCAAGATATAATAAAGAACAATCTCTGTAACTTATTTCAATCTTTCCTACTTTGAGGAAGATTATCTAATTGATCGTAGTAGTCTACTCTACTACGACTACGACTTACTCGCTCAAATTGGGCGAACAAATTGGAAGGTCAAATTGGTGAGACAAATTGGAAATAATAAATGAGTAGTTCTCACCAAACATTAACGTTCAACTTCGAGTTTTTCAGTTATACTTAAAACATCGAACAAACCAAAACAATTCTTGAAAAGGAGAATATAAACAATGTCGACCAAATCAGGTAGAATGGAAATCAGAAAGAATGAGGAAGGAATCGAAGTCGAAGAATATATGGACGACGAAACCGAAACCGAAACCGAAGTCAACGACGTCGTCACACCCTCTTTCGTTCCTAACGAACTTCCCAACTTCTTCCCAACCCCACCAACTTTGGATGAGTTAAGTTTCAAGGAACTGAAAGATCTCAACAAACCCAAAAAGGTGAAGGTAGTGAAAGAATCCAAACCCAAAAAGGTCCTCGAAGAAGTTCCTCCCAAACACCTCACAATTCGAGAAGCTGCGGATAAGGCGTTTATCAGCGAACAGTATCTTCGCAAAACGCTGAAAATGGGAAAACTTGCCCATACTCGGAAAAATGGGAAGATCTATGTCAGCGAGGTCGATTTGCTGAGTTGGATGAATCGTCCAAGAACGAAGATCGTTGAAGGAATGAACAAATATTGGATCTACCTAACTGACGACGAATTGGCCAACTTCGTTCGAAACTACCCCAACATCGAAGTCCACAAAATCAAGAAATACTAAGTCGACCAACAAGATCGAGGATGAAAGGACTCCCTAACAAGGAGTCTTTTCGTCGTCCCATTTCACGCCTCCCAGGCCTCTAACCTTACTGGATCAACTTGGGTTGAATTGTAGTCTAATCTCACACTCCCCCCCCCTCAAATTGGAATCCAGATTGTGGGCGGTCAAATCGGTCAGACAAATTGGCGTTCAAATTGGTGGGACAAATCGGGCCGCTCAAATTGCCCAAATTGATCAAATTGGAGCGAATTAAATTGGTTTTCCACTTTTGTTTGTTATGACAAACACAACACCTCTAAAACCAGAGATATATATAAAAAGATAAAGGAGAGGAGAAGCGGGTCGGGAACTGAAAGGTAAACTTATCTTCAATCTAAAAAGGTGTTTATTTCATACATTTGAAAAAAGGAAAAGAATAATAAAATATAATATAATATAATATAATATATACCCAAACCGGTCACTCAGTGTTGGTATTGTCGTCAAGTGTTGGGTGTTAAGTGTCAGGTCACCAACTGTCGGGTTACTGCCAACTGTCGAATCAGCGATTCCCAACCAGTTATCGAGTTGAACCCCAGTTAGCTCCTAAACTGGCGCTAGACTTTTTTCCTGTTTTATGATAAAATAAATGAAAGAAGGAGGTAAATAAAATATGTCCAACAACAAACATGATGAGGTTAAGCAGATGGCAATGGCCGGAATGGGAACCTCACAAATAGCTCAGGAGCTGGGTGTCACGCCGACCTACGTCAGGCAGATCCTACGAGAGGCTGGTATTCCGAGCCAACGTGCACAATCAGCACTCACTGAGGACGCTGAAGAGCAACTCGTCGCCAGGGTTCTGGCAGGCGAAGCCATTAGTGCCCTCGTTCAGGCGTTCGCCATCAACTACAACCAGTTCTACAGTATCATGCGACGTCACGACGTCGACCTTACTGCTGTCCGCACCACTCGTACGGACGACCGCAATCTCCGAATGGAGACCGCAATCTCACTCTACCAGTCAGGCGCTCCTCTCTGGGAGATCGGTCAGACCACTGGTATCGCGTCCAGTATGCTCAATCAAGAGCTTCACCGTCGTAACATCCCGTTACGCCGGAAGTAATCGTCAGTCGTCAGTCGTCAGTCGTCGAAAGTAATCAACCAAACCTGGGAGGGTAAACAAGATGGTAAAGATCAAGTACGTAACAGACCGACGAGGATATCGTCCTACTGAGGGAGAGGATATCCAGTTTGAAGGTACAGGAGTCTATCGTTGGGATCCCGAACAACAGTCCTGGATCTTCTTACCTCCGACATCGGAGCGAGTAGGTCGTTCCGTCAAGCTGGGGTTCTTCAACCGCGAGATGGTTCGTCGTGTCGGTGTTGTCGGTGTTACTATTCCTGCTGATTGTAATGTGGTCGGGATAAATGGCGATTGTGGAGAGAAGTGCCCAGTGTATCTGCGTGGAGAATGTCCTGAGCCCTCGGAGATGGATGCTGATGTCACTCCCGACAAGACCGAAGCTAGTCACTGAGTGGTCGGGTCTCGGTTGGCACTTTCGTCTCGCTTACGACCCACAGACAGGAGCCTTCGTCCTGGATTACCAAAGGCCTCATCGTAACAAGCGACCGTCACGTCAAACTAAGTCCAAACCCCGACCCAAACCCAAACCCAAGCCGCCAGGAGGAAGTTGAGTTAGTTTACGGTTTTGAGAGACGATCCCTAAAAGATCGTCTCTCGGCAAGCGTAAAATAGTGTCGATATATAATGAAAGAAGAAGGAGGTGATCGGAACCGTAAAAGTCATGCAGTTTGGACGCTTGACTTCGCACAACAACTATAATATAATTAAAACATAAGAGTCACCAAGAAGTGACGCAATCAAACAATCAAAATAAATTAGGTCGCATATGTACAAGCAAAAGGAGCTTAAAATGAACGCTAACGAAACTGGATTGGATCTCTCGAATGTGGTTTTCCCCGACATCATGGATGTCCGTACAGCCTCCCTGTATCTCGGAATTGACCCCAGCCGCGTCAAGGCCCTCATCCGCGAAGAGCAGCTGCCCGCAATCAAAGACGACGACGGTCGGTATCTCATCGCCAAGTCGGACCTCGACATCCGCAAAGCAAATCGCGCAACCGGCAGTGGCGGCAATCGTGGTGCAGGCAAGGCCTTCATC